AGCAGCCTAAATATATTCAAGATGCGTTGTATGACAACGATAACGACCCAAAGGCTGCTTCACGAGCAATCGATCTTTATAAAGCCGATAAGAACATTAGTCGTTCACCTCGTCGTGATACCGTTAAAGATGCTGCTGCTAGTGTTGGAGTTCGACGTGGTAAAACTACGCCAGATTTTGATAACAGTGACGGTAGCTTTAGAGAAAGTGATGTTAACAGAATGAGCATTCATGAATACGAAGCCAATCAAGAAGCCATCACTAAAGCTATTCGTAGCAATAAATTTGTTTACGATGTTAGCGGCGCAAGTCGATAATAGTTGACAAAGTAAAAAAAGCAGTGTTATAACTATCTTACAGAGCGAACGAAAACTGCTTTCTCGGTTTAGTAAATAAACCTAGTTCTGTAAAAAGTGACAAGTTGCCGTAGCAATACCAACTGATTTGTTACTTGAGTGAAGACAGATGTGATCGAAGATCGGTCTTTCTTTCTTTATTCGTAACGAAGAACAATAAGTTGACAGAATTACCTGTAACTTAATTGCCCGTATAAATGTTTAAGGCATTGAATATTTATGCGCACCAATTTAAGACAGCCTCTGTAGACGTGTTTATCGTATTTGACAATATGCCAAACCATCTATAGGAGATTTAAAATGGCTTTTCCTTCAGCACCCGGCTACGGCCAACTAAGTAACGGTAACTTTTCCGCCGTTATCTATTCGAAACAGGTACAAGTGGCTTTTCGTAAGTCGTCTACCGTAGAGGCTATCACCAACAATGACTACTTTGGTGAGATTGCTAACATGGGCGACTCTGTCAAAATCATCAAAGAACCCGAAGTGTCGGTTCAGAACTATACTCGTGGTACTCAGATCACTGCACAAGAACTGGACGATCAAGACTTTACGTTGGTTGTTGACCAAGCTAACTACTTTGCCTTCAAAATTGATGACATTGAAGCTGCTCATTCTCATGTAAATTTCATGCAAATGGCTTCTGATCGCGCCGCTTATCGTTTGCGTGACCAGTACGACCAAGACGTTCTGGGATACTTGACTGGCTTCCAGCAAGCTTCTAAGCACTCCAACGCTAGCGTTGCTCGCACTACCGTTCCCGGTACTAAAGCTATTGCTACTGCTGGTTCCGATGAACTGTTGGCTACCATGAAGTTGAAAAAGGGTAGTTTTGGTAACATCACTACTGCATCTGCTGGTGAGCATTCCATTCCTTTGGCTGCTCGTTTGCCCGGTGCTACCACTCTCCCCACTGACGTTGCTTCTCCTTTGATGGTGTTGGCACGTATGGCTCGTTTGCTTGATCAACAGTTTGTTGACACGAACGGTCGTTGGTTGGTGGTTGACCCTGTGTTTGTTGAGTTGCTCAAAGACGAAGACAGCCGTCTTCTGAACAACGACTTTGGTGGTTCTGGTCTGCAAAACGGTCTGATCATCAACAACCTGCACGGTTTCAAAGTGTATGTGTCCAACAACCTGCCTGTGGTTGGTACTGGCCCCGGTACTACTGGTACTGCTAACCAGAACACTAACTACGGCGTGATTGTTGCTGGTAGTGAGCAAGCTGTGGCATCTGCTCAGCAAATTACCAAGACAGAAACCTATCGTGACCCTGACAGCTTTGCTGACATTGTTCGCGGTATGCACCTGTATGGCCGTAAAATTTTGCGGCCCGAGGCATTGGTAATTGCCAAGTACAACGCTGCGTAAATGTGAAATGAACGAGGATGACTTAGGTTGTCCTTGTTCTTCGTAATCTTTAAAGAAAGAAATCATCATGTCTATTGTTCAATCCATTCGCCCCCAACCAGTATTGCTTGAAAAAGATGTATCGCTGGCTGCTACTTCTGGCACCACTGTCGGCATCTCCGTACCTGCTGGCGTAACCGTGCTTGCTGCTGGTTTTCAAAACTACACTGTAGTTCCTGACGTAACCACTTACACATTGGATGTTACTGACGGCACCACTGTGTTTGCTAACGACCTCAACTTTGACAACACTGCTGCTAACAGCAACAAGGGCGGCGTCACTCCCGGCTTCATTGCCGCTGCTGACACCATTGACGTTGTAACCACCATCTCTGGCACGCCCGGTATTATCGCTGGTCGTGTGTGGGCTTTGGTTGCTGATTGCGGCGCTGGCACTCGTGCTGCTGCTACTGTTGATCGTGACCAACTGGCTTAATATTTAAGCCTTGTTAGGGGGTGCTGGAAAACTCCAGCGCTCCCTTTCTTTGTTTGTAGCTCTTATTAGAGAGCTTTTTTATAATGAGAGAACTCTCTAATGGCTATTACCTCTGCACTCTGCACAAGCTTCAAAAAAGAATTATTGGAGCGTAAACACGATTTCAATACTACTAGTGGGCATACTTTTAAGATTGCGTTGTATACATCGTCCGCCTCCCTTGGTGCTTCTACTACTAACTATTCCACCACTAACGAAGTTGTTGGTACTGGTTATACAGCCGGTGGAATTGCTTTAACCAATGTTGACCCAGCGATTAGCGGAACTACAGCCTTTATTGATTTTGCAGACGTAACATTTTCTACATCTACAATCACCGCTGCGGGTGCTTTGATCTATAACACCACAACTGATGGTGGCTCCGGTACTACTAATGCTGTTGCTGTTATTTCATTTGGTGGTGATAAAATTTCTACCAATGGTGATTTCATTATTCAATTCCCTGTAGCAGACGCAAGCAACGCAATTATTCGATTGAACTAATATGTCAACTATTGTTACACGTTCTGGCAAAGGTTCTCCGCTGACGCATGTAGAAATGGATGCGAATTTTTCTAATTTAAATACTGATAAAGTTGAGAGTGCAAGCGCTGTAATTACTGGTGGTTCGATTAACGGCACCACTATTGGTGGCACCGCAGCAGCAGCGGGCGCATTCACCACCGTGTCCGCAACAACCGCAATTGCGCTGAGTTCAGGCGGTACGGGCAAGGGCACGGCCCCGGCTGCACAAGCTAACTTGTTAGGGTACACGTCCACGGCAACAACAGGAGGAACTACAACGCTGACAAATGCAAGTAGTTTTTATCAACGGTTTACCGGAACACTTACCGAAACGGTTGTGCTTCCAGTTACTTCTACGTTGCAGACAGGTTGGTCATTTAGAATAAATAATAGTTCATCAGGCACATTAACTGTTCAATCTTCCGGGTCAAACGTAGTTATAACCGTAGTTGCTGGCGCAACTGTGTACCTTACTTGTATTGATATTACGGCAAATGGCGCTACTGGTTGGAGAGCTGGTGTTACTGAAATAGTGACAGCAACAGGCACTGGTTCAATGGTGCTTGGTAATAGTCCTACGATAATCGGCATACTAAATTTTACAGGCTCTGGCGCATCAAATGCCCTTTTCCATACTACCCAAACAACCGGTGTAATGACAATTGGTGGCGCTACCGGTACGGGCCAGATAATTTTTGGTCGATCAACAGGAAGCCAACAAACCGACATTCAAGCCGGTGTAACTGCATCAGGGTCTACAAAAACTATTAACTTTGGTACAAGCGGCGCGTCCGGTTCGATAACCAACATTGCTATCGGCTCAGCTACGGCTGGAGCTACGACTACCACCACGGTAAACGGAGCCTTTAATTACGGTGTGAATGTGGTAACCGTCACATCAAATGCAGGTACGGTGCCGGTATCTTCCAAGGTCAACAATTTTACCAACGGTTCTGCGTCGGCAATGACCATTACGATGGCATTAGCGGGCGCTGCAGACGGTCAGCTAACCATAGTGCGTATATATGATGCTGCCGGGGCTGCTCAAACAATTAACTGGGTAAACACAGAGAACAGCACGGTGAGTGTTCCGACAACCTCCAATGGCTCAACAACTCTGCCCTTGACGGTAGGGTTTATGTACAACGGACTGACATCTAAATGGCGTTGCGTAGCATCGGCTTAATATGGCACAAGAAATACTTACAGGCACAGGTACTTGGAATCTTCCAGCAGACTGGAATGATGCAGACAATACCATTGAAATATATGCTGCTGGTGGCAACGGCGGCACTGCTACATCAACGACTACGGGCTGCGGGGGTGGTGGCGGTGGCGGGTATGTACTAGCCACCAACGTCCCATTAAAGGCTTCGCTTGATGCGGGGTATGTTACTTCGCAAAACTATTTCGTTTCTTCTAATACTGCTATCAACTATCTTTGGCAAGGTATTAGGTTTTATGATGAAATTACAGGTGACCCAGTTTACGGAGAATTAATACTTGGTTTTGCTGGAGGTAATGCGTCTGGAACTACAGCGGGGGCTGCTGGCGCTAACGGAAGTTTTGGGGGAGACTGTCAAATAGCTGGGGGTGTATACAGAACCAATGACAACCTCGGTGGGGCTGGTGGTGCAGGACGGTCTAATTCGCTTTCCGGCGGTGCGGGAGGCGGCGGCGCTGCTGGCCCTAATGGTAACGGCGGCGCTGGCGGTGCGCAGTCATCAACTAACCAGACAATTGGCCGGGGTGGCGGCGGCGGTAACGGCGGTGGAGCAGGCTCTGGAAGTTCAGCATCAGGCGGCGCTGCAGGTACAGATGCCGGTGTCGGAGGAACAGGAGGGAATGCTGCGTCGGGTTCTGCTGGTGGTACTGGCGCCCCTGCACCGGTCTATTCAGGAGGCGGTGGCGGCGGCGCAGGAGACGGTAGCAACACCTACTCCGGGGGCATAGGAGGCCTTTATGGCGGCGGCGGTGGTGGTGGTAGCGCGTCTTTTACTAGCGGCGTTGGCTCCCCCGGTGGCGCTGGACAGCCCGGTATCATCATCATTACTTACACCCCAATCGTAACGGCCTCAAAAGGCAATATGTTTTTAATGTTTTAGGAAAATCATGGCACTACTCAAATCAATCGACACAGAATCCGGCGTGGCTACCATTTACTGGAACATTGGCTCAATACAAGAAAATTTCCGGGGTAAATGTACTGATGTACTTTGCTACGGGTACGTGTCTCAAGAAGCTCGCGAAGCAGGTAAGCAACCTCTAAACTCATTCCACTTGTACTTTGCTGGTGACGATTACGTAGCCGGTGCAGACCGATCTGCCCTATACTCCATCATCAAGCACCGCCCCGAGTTTGAAGGCGCTGAGGACGCATAATGGCGCAAATTGACCAGTATGTAGAATTTGGTTATTACGATACTGGTTATGCGGTAGGTGATCTTACCTTTGTCGATCTAGCTGGTTTAAGTTTCACAGGTTCTGTTGGTGGTTTAACAGTCGTAGTTGCAAGATCAGCAACGGTGTTGCCTGTTGGGTTTTTTAGTATTACAAGTGTTGGTAATGTCAGTATAACTAGTAGTAGTTTACACACGCTGTCCGGTGTTTCTGCTGCATTTAACATAGGCAGTATCACAAATCGTATTAACGTTAATACTCTATTAAACGGAATTGCACTTACAACAGCAATAGGTAATATTACTTTTAGTGGTTTTATATTTGACTATAATGCCGTAGCAAATCTATACAATAAAACACGTACAGTTTATGTCGAGAAAAGCTCCACACAAAAAGAACGAACAGTTTCTATTCAATCTCAGAACAGGGTTGTTTATGTTAACAACAAACCCTTGTCTATTTCTAGAACAGTTTATATCAATCTATAAGGAATAACAATGTCTTTTAAATGGCCTAGCAAAGACCCTGATGAAGTTTTAGACTATAGTGTTGACTGGTCTAGAGCTATCGACACAGCATCAATTGTTTCTGTCACATGGTATGTTGATAATGCTTCTGGCGTTAAAACTACAATTACTGGTGGCAACATAGTCAACGGTATTCAGAATGTTGCACAGACCGTGTCTGGTAAAGTTGTAACAATTAACTTAGGGCTTGGAACAAATAATGTTGAATATAAGTTTTATTGTTCTATTGCTGATTCATTAGGTCGTACATTTGAACGAGTTATTCGTTTAAAAATTAAGGAACAATAACATGTCATACGATTATATTGGATTAACTAATGACGTAAATCGTCGTCTTAATGAAGTTGAACTTACGTCTGCAAACTTTGCAACAGCCGTTGGTTTCTATGCCACTATTAAAGATGCAGTCAATGCTTCTATACGTGAAATTAATCACACCCATTACGAGTGGCCTTTTAATCACGTACTAGCTGAAGAAACTCTTACAACGGGTATTACTCGTTATGCTTTTCCGTCTGATGCAAACACCCTTGATTTTGATAGCTTTCGCATCAAAGCAGATTCCACACTTGGTAACAACACTGTTAAACTTACCATTGCTTCTTATGAAGACTATTTAGAAAGCAGTGTCGATCAAGAATATAGCACAGACAAATACGAAATTCCTGAGTTTGTAGTTCATTGTCCTAGTCTTGAATATGCTGTGTCGCCTGCGCCAAATAAAGATTATGAAATATTGTATGAATATTATCGTATTCCTGTAGACTTAGAAAATGCTACAGATGTTCCTAGTATCCCCGAACGTTTTCGTCATGTAATTATTGACGGTGCCATGTATCATGCTTATATGTTTCGCAGTAATGAACAAGCCGCTAATATTGCTAAAGGTAAAATGGAAAGTGGTATTAAACAAATGCGAACAATGTTAATCAATCGCAACACTTACATGAGGTCTACAGCCATTATTAGTCGTGCCATTTCAACTTTTGGAAGCAGGGTAGCATAACATGGCAGACGCATTACAAACATATGCATTTGAGTTTAAAGGTGGACTTGTTTCTAACTTGTCTCCTTTACAGCATGGTGTACTCATGCCCGGTAGTGCTCGTATATTGAAAAACTTTGAACCGTCTATTGAAGGTGGGTATAGTCGTATCAACGGATATTCCAAATACGACACAGCTTTTGTTCCTGCTTATGGTGAACCAAAGGTGCAAGGAAGTGGTCAAACAGGAACATCACTATCTATTGCTAACATTTACACTGCCCCAGTTGACGGAGCCACCTTTACCATCGCTGGTGTTACTGGAACATATACTGTATCGACCGGTGGTGTTTCATACAATAGCACAAACAAAACTGTTACATTGACTTTAACAACTTCTTTAGCGTCTAGTCCTGCTGATAAAGCAAACATAACTTTTACATCGCACGTTGGTAATGTTAAAGGTGTTGCTGCTTGGCAAGGAAGTGGTGTTGCTCTACGTAACAATGATCTTTATCAATCAACTACTTCTGGCTGGACTAAAATTAATAAACCTTCCTATGGCACTGTATTAGTTAATGGCGCTGGTCAAACAGGAAGTAGTTTGGTCGTTGACGGATTAACTAGTGCTCCTAGAGTTGGTGACACTTTTTCTATCAACGGGGTTCAAAAAGTATACACTGTGCTTGCAAACGCTGTTGTTGTTTCTGGTGGAACTACGTTATCAATTAGTCCCGCACTTGCGTCTAGTCCTGCTGATAATGCTAGTATTACTTTTTTGTCTGCTAATTATACTAGCGGTTCAAAGCTTCGTACAGTGAAGTATCGCATTGGTACTGTTGAAAAAATACTAGGAGTTGACGGACTTAACTATCCTTTTATTTGGAACGGTACAACCTTTAGTATTTTAAATGACGCACCTTCTGATGTACTTGGTTCTCAGTTTGCAGCGTTTCATAAAAATCAAATGTTTTTTGTTAAGGGTGATGTTTTAACTTTTACAGCACCATATACCGATAATGACTTTACTGCTGCAAACGGTGCCGGTGTAATTTCTGTTGGTAATGCAATCACTGGTGTAATTGTTTTTCGTGAGTCTTTAATTATTTTTACTGAACGAACAATTAGTCAGCTTACCGGAAACACTATTGCTGACTTTACTTTGCAAACAATTACCCGTAACGTTGGTTGCGTGGCTAGTGACACTATTCAAGAAATTAGTGGTGACGTTATTTTTCTTGGGCCAGAAGGATTACGTTTACTTGGAGCAAGTGATCGTATTGGAGATTTCAACTTAGGTGTAGTTTCGAAACCAATTCAAATTGAAACTACAGCTTTAATAGATTCGAGCACTAGTTTTTCAAGTGTGGTTATCAAACGTAAATCTCAATATCGGTTATTTGGATTTAATGAATCTATTACATCTGCAAGTAGTAAAGGTATTTTAGGAGTTCAAACACTTGGCGAGTCTGGTAGTGTAATTGCTTGGGGAGAAACGGTTGGTATTAAATCATATGTTGCCGATTCCGAATACAGAAACCGAGCTGAAATTATTTTGTTTGCCAACACTGACGGTTATGTTTATCAAATGGAAAATGGAAATAACTTTGATGGACAAAACATTGTAGCTTCTTTCGCAACGCCTTATGTTTATATCAATGACCCTGCTCTTCGTAAAACTCTTTACAAAATGCAATTGTATCTTAACCCAAAAGGTAGCATTACAACTTCTTTCAACTTGAAACTTGACTTTGATGATTTTGGAAGTGTGCAGCCAGAAACAATTACACTGACAAATATTCAGGGTGGTGTTAACTTTTACGGAGAAAGCGGAGCAATTTACGGAACCGCTGTTTACGGGGGACGGTTGAAAAAGCAGTTTAAGACACAAGTGATTGGTTCAGGTTTTACTGCATCTTTACAATTTATTTTAAACAATCAAGACCCTGCTTGTTCTTTTGACGCTGCAACAATTGAATATGCAAGCCGTGACCGACGATAACCTTTGTTTGTGTGATACAACTACTTTAACTGAAAGATATTTATGACTGGATACGTCCGTACCGATACAACAAATAACATTTCCGATGGCAGCGTTATCAATGCTGCTGATTTGGACAATGAATTCAATGGTGTACAAACAGCCTTTAATTCTAGTTCTGGACACAAACATGACGGCACCGCTGCTGAAGGAGCGCCAATTACTAAGATTGGCCCTGCGCAGGAGGTTGTTGTTTCGATTTCGTCAATGTCTCCAAAGACGACAAACACCGTTGATCTCGGTACGTCATCTTTGAAATACAAAGACGGATTCTTTGCTGGTAACAATTCCGTTGGTGGCACATTGGCTGTGACGGGTGTTACTACACTAACTGCCCAGCCTGTGTTGTCTAGTCTAACAGCTTCTAGCGCTGTCGCCACTGATGCTAGCAAAGGGTTGGTTTCGGTAACAAATACTGGTACTGGTAACAATGTGTTGGCTACTTCGCCTACGCTGGTCACACCAATCTTGGGCACCCCCGCTTCTGGCACTGTGACGAACTTAACCGGCACAGCCTCCATCAACATCAACGGCACCGTAGGCGCTACAGCCCCTGCAGCAGGCGCTTTCACTACGCTTTCCACTACCGGCGCAGTTACCATCACAGGCGGCACAGCCAACGGCGTCCCTTACCTCAACGGCTCCAAAGTGCTCACCACGGGTACGGCGCTGACGTTTGATGGCACGAATTTGGGCATTGGGACTACAGCGCCTTCTTACGAATTAGATGTACAAGGTACCACTGCGATTTCCTCAATCACCAGCACGTCAACCGCTGCTGGGAATCAACCAATACTTCGGTTTCAGCATTCTGGAAACAATTCGTACCAGATTAAAGGCGGGTCAGACTTACAGTTTTTATCAGATGATGGCACAAACGAGCGTATGCGTCTTACCACTTCGGGCAACCTTGGCTTGGGGACGACTACAACAACCAACTACCGGCTTAATGTCGTAGCTGCTTTTGCATCCACTGTTGGTGGGGCGTATATTGAAGCGGGCGAGTTTAATAAATCTGCCCTAATCCTGAACCATACCAATCCCAGCGTGTCTGCAAACTTGTTTCAAGTACAGAAAAACGGCACAGGGGTTTTG